GTCTTGCTGTTGTTGCTGTGCTTGTTTCTGCGCAGCCATTGCTTGACTCTGCTGGAGCACTTGCTGTGCGGCCTGAGCCATCATGCCTGAGAGCTGGGTCTCAATCTCAGGCGGCAGCTTCTCATCTTCCGGCGGCAAGGGCATGCCCAGTTGCTGCTCAATCTTCTGACGGTAGGCAAAACCCACGTGCTCAGCAACGTGCGCCATCATGGCCGCTTGAATCTGTGGAGCCTTGGGGTTCTGGCCAACCAACTCCATGACGATTGGATCCTGCATCGCCATCATGTGCACCTGAATGTGCGACTGGTGGTCTTGGTAGAAGAACGCTTTGAGCGGCTCCATGCGCAACGCCGCCATGTTCTCAGACACGGGGTCTTTCGGTTTCTGGTCGTCTGGCAGGGGCACGAGCTTGTCGGCATCCTTGATACCCAACACGCTCAACATCTGTCTGTGCAACTGCGGCAAGTCGTAGATGTCTGGAGCCATCTGCGCCATCTGAATGACCGCTTGGTACTGCACAACCCGCTGGCTCATGGTTGCTGCGTTAGGGTCGCTCACTGGGATGATGTCTACGTGGTCGTAGTCAGCAGCCTTGGCTTTACGCGGTGCGTCGATGGGGTCGTAGTCGTAGTCTGGGTCTGTGTAGTCGCGGATGATCGCAGCCAACAGGCGCAGCTCTTGTTTGAATGTGTAGTGCAGACGAGCTTGCACGGCACTCATGACTTTTAGCTGGCGCTCGAGCAACGCCAGTGTGGTGCCCACGGGCGCTTGCGCACTCATGTCCGACACCTTCATGTCGGCAGTGGCAGCAAACCTGCGGCCTTCCTCCACAATCTTGTCCATCAACCCAGCCAACACCATGCTGGGTTCTTTGTATGGCAGGGGCAGGATGCTGTCTCTGAGTGCGCCCGAACCAATATCTACGTCGCGCCATTCTCCGGGTGCGATTGGTGTGTCGTCGCCTTTGATGCGCATGCCTCTGGACTTGAGGCCCCCGGGGAGGTTTGAGAGAGTACCTGCGTCAATAAGCTGGCGCATGAGACTCGTGGCCGATTTGGCATACCCTCCAATGAGATGGAATAAGCCGAAGCCGTAAGCTCCAAAACCCGGGATGTATTGATAGTGAACAAAGTGCTGTCGTTTAAGCTCAAGTGGATCGTCCTCTTCCCAGTTTCTGCGGATGGCCAGAACATCGTTCGAGCCTTTTATTAAAGTGACAACGTATGGTTTTGTGATGCCTGTTGGCTCACCGTCGTCATCTTTGTGTTCGTCGCCTTTGAGCACCAAGTCAACGTGGCACTCATACAGCGTGTATCTGTCGTCGTTCAGGTCAGAGAACCCTGTCTCTTTGTCCTTGGCTTTCTTTACGTTGTCTTGTTCTTTGGTCGGGTCAGGCAGCTCGATGTCGCGGTAAAAGCCTGCTTGCTGGAGCTTGACAATCTCGTTCTTTGTCTTGCGCATGACGTGCGTCAAGCGGTAGCAGGTGTCCAAGTCGGTTGTGCCGTAGGGCAGGATGATGTCTTCTGCCGGTATGAATATGGATACTTGGCGGCCAATGTTGGGGTCGTAGTAGACCTTCTTGAACGCGGAACCCGTGGCTGGCAGACTCCACAGCATACGCTCGTGCTCGGGTCTGAACTCACGCATCACCTCTGTCAGCTCGTAGTTCATGTCCTCTTCAACACGCACTGCGGCTTCTTGCTTCTCAGGCGTCTCTTTGCCCAGAATTTTTGTACGCACAGGCCCCTGCGCTGGGAATGTCTCGGTGATGGTCTCTGACTGGAAGCGCACCACGGCTTCTGTAATCATGGGGTGGAACACGCCAGACGCGCCGTTCCAAGGTTCTGTGCGCTCTTCATACTGAAGCCCCAACAGTTTCAAACCTTCTGTGTAGGCTTTCTCCCAGTCTTTGCGTGAGTTTTTGTCTTGCTCGATGTCTCCGGCCAACTCAGACGCCATCGACATGATGTCATCTTCGTCCAACACATCGGCCAAGTTTTCATCAAACGTGTTGCCTTCTTCGTCTTTCCCAATATGGATGTCCAAGTCCCCTGCGTGGATGTTTACTTCTTCTGGGTCAACGATCTCGATCTCAATCGGTTCTTCGTCTTGCGCCAGCTCCCCAATGCCTTGGGGTTGTTGAAACAGGGCTTTGTCTATGTTGGTGGCCATTTCGATTCCTTAAATTAACTTTTGGTTACCGGCATTTGGAACAGCGCCACCGTTGGCAAAACCAATCAGGTTTTTTATTTTTTGCAACAGTGATGGGTCTGTCTTGTCATCTTGCCTTGTGTATGGGGGCAGATCTTTAGCGTCAAGTCTTGACTGCCGTAAACCTGTCAAAGCATTGTATGTTTCACGCTCGTCTTTTGTTTTCAGTATGTTCTCTCTTACATACGGGTCGTCTGTCAGTCTTTTATTTTTGCTTTGTTCGAGTGCAGACAGCGTGGCCAGTTGTTCGTAAAGAAAGTTGTGGGCATCGGGGCGCTTCAACACGTTTTTTGAAAAGTACCCTTGCTCCACATCTTTTGGATCAAGCCCCCATTTTTCTTGTAAATACGGCGCGTGCTCCACAAGCCGTTTAACAATGTTTTCCCGCGATGAATAAGAGGGGTCGTCCACGGTCTCACTCCACAGCTTGTTTATTTGGGAGCCGTGCCCCAGCCCTTGGTTTGCAAGAACGTGTTCCATTTCATGCGCATGTGTGCGTGCCTGATCGGTATCTGCCGGATTAAGCGCAATAAAAGAATTGCCTTTTTTGTCTCGGTATGTAACACCTTGACGGTTCTCACCCATTGTCGGGTCAAGGTACTGGCCTTTGAGTTGTGAAGCACCTGCTTGTGTGTATGGAACGCTTGCTGTTGCGGGTAGTTGTTTTAAAGCAGCCAAGCCAGCATTTCCGTAGTCACGGATAAGCGAGTTTTGCAAATCTTGAGGCAGGGCTGCAAACGCTTTTTGATCCATGTTCTGTCCTCAGTAGTACGCCGCTACCCGGCGTTTGAAAAATCGGGGTTCGTCTGGCTCATCCGTGTCTATCCTGATGAAGCCGCCTTGTCTGACGCGCAGCAGTGCTTGGGTTGTCGTGTCCACGTAGTCATCGTTCTCCCCCACAGGGAAAGCTGCGACTTCTTCAATGACTTCGCGTGCCCAGCGTGTGTCAGGTGCCCAGACCATACCAGATGCGAACAGGTCGGCCACGGCGTTGACACGCACCATCTTATCGTTTCCACGGCTCGGTGTAAATTCTTGCACAGGTATGCCCATGTTGCGCAGCTCTTGGATCAGCGGGCCACCAGCGGCTTTCTTCTCCACGATGAACGCATCCGGCTCCCACTCCCGCCACTGCTTGAACGCAATTTGTTTTAGCTCTGGGAACGCCATCCTGTCTTTGAACGCATCCAGCAGTATGACCTGCGCTTTGCTGTTCTCCTCCTCGTTGTAGAACACGCCCCATGTGGTGCACGCGCTGTAGTCAGACGTGCTCTTTGTCTCGTGCGCCGTGTCCCAGCTCTGAATGATGTACTCGCACTCAGGCGGTGTGTCGCTCTCCCAAATGCGCCAGTGCTTTCTGCTGATGATGGCTGCCGTGTCGCTGGTGGGCTGCTGCATGTACTGCGCGTTCCAATACCGTGGATCCATCGAGGACTTGGCGCTGCGTAAGGCCTCCAGTGGCCACTGCTCTGGCCACAGCGACTTCTCGTTCTCCGTATTCTCGTTCAGGATTGCCGGTAGCTCCACGATCTCCCACTGGGGTGAGTCCGGGTTGTTGACTTGGTACTGGATAAGCCTGCCGGTCAAGTCCAGCGGCCCCCAGCGCGTCATGATGACAATGATCGCCCCGCCCGGCATCAGACGCTGCAACGGGCCAGTCTGAAACCAAGACCAAGCGGTGTCGAACGCAAGGCGTGAGTTAGCCTTTACATCTTGCTCCGAATGCGGGTCATCAATAACGAATAGGTCAGCGCCGCGTCCAGCAAGTGCACCGCCAACACCGGCGGCGTAGTATTGGCCACCGGCTGCCGTGCTCCATTTACCGGCTGCTTTTTGGTCATCTGCCACAAGGGTCTGAGGAAAGAGTTCATGGTATTGCTCGTCGTCCAGTAAGTTTCTGACTCGGCGACCGAAGTCCTCAGACAGGCTGGCGGTGTGCGTGCCCATGATGATCTTCTTGTCGGGGAAGTTGCCAAGGAAGTAGGCAGGGAATAGGTACGACGAGAATTCAGATTTACCCATACGTGGGGCGATGTTGATGATGACGCGCTTCTTTTTGCCATCAATCACGTCTTGGAATATCTTGGCCAGCTTCCTGTGGTGAGGCCCTACCTTAAACCCGGGATAGACATGCTGAGCAAACTTAAGCATGTCCGTGCGCCCGGCCACCAGTTTGTAACGTTTTTCACGTTCCTCAAGCATGTCCATCAACTCCACCTTCTCTGCTAGGGACATGGTGGGGAGGGCTTTTTGAATGGCCTGAATTTCAGTCGGGCTGAGCGTCAGGTTGCTGAGTTTCATCTGGCGGTTCGTTTATTTCTATGTCTTCGATCGGCTCCACGTCCTGCACGCCCATGAAGGCGGCCAGCTTGTCTTTGAGCTTCTTGTCGATCTCTTCGTCGGTCAGGTCTGTCTTCTTGATCTCAACCTTGTCGGTGAACAGCCCAACTTCCGTGACCTTGCCAAGTAGACCAAGGGCCTTTAAGCGGATGTTGGCGTTGGGGGACTGGGTTTCCTCAAACAACTTGGCCACCGTGTACCCACGAAGTTCTTTGGCCATCTGTACAAATTCCCAGTCATACGCTGTCAGCATGCCCGTGATGTGGCGCACAGCGGCGGGGGTCTTTAACTGGAGCAGCTTTGTCTTTTGCTCTTCCGAGTCTTTGTCGGCGATCACCACTTTGAACGCGTCGCGAGCCGCCTGTGTCTGGGCTTCGTAACTGATCTGGTCGTCTGGCGTGACACCCAGCTCATCCAACAATTCTGCCGTGGCTATTTGCGCCGACAGTAAATCCGCTGACGAAACAGCTTTAATACCTACGAAATCGTCCAGACCGGCGTCGTCTGGGGAGAACTGCACCAAATGCTCCAACATTTTGATAGCTGTGTTTTTACACAGGGTTGTTGCGCGTTGGTTTGCAGTGTACACTTATTTACAGCAGTTGCGCAAGCACTTGCTTCTCTCCTCAGTTGTGACCCAACTGTTCAACCCCTCGTCAGCGATGCCGGGGGGTTTTTTTATTCGGGCGTTGGTACAGGAACGGCCCCAACTGCCGGATGATTTCTCGACTCCTGCTGTGAATCACCAGACCCTATCCGGCTGCCTTGCGGCTGATTCAACATCATCGCCCCACCAGTATACACCCTGTCTACCGTTTGACAAGAGGTTTTTGAAATTTTTATAAAATTTTGGGGTGTAGGGGATAAGTATTACAGGAATATTGAGAATGGCTGGGGAATAGTGTTCACGGCCAATGGGGTCGTCGCTGCCCACAAGGGGTGGTGGGGGTATGGTGGGGTCTAAGGTATTACGATTTTTCATGTCAAGGGTATTGTGAAACTCGTTTGTGCTATAATAGATTTATCGATTGGGGGAACTCAGTCGGTCTGTCGCCCCGCCAGTTGCGGGGTTTTTCTTTTGGAGAGCTAACTATGAAACTCGCAACTTACATCAACCCACGCACATATCGTGCAATCGTGCCTACTCTGAAACTCGCAGACATCTCGTCTGCCAGTTTGCTTGATGTCCTACTCAACAATGGTGTGGGCACTCGGACAGACGCATTGCCCTATGTCGTGTTCTATGTCTCTGAGCTACCTACTACCAAACGCAAGCCTTACGAGGGACAGCGTGGCTGGACATTCGGGCGGGGTAACGCTGAGGACAAACGGGTCAACCGCATTCTCAACAACATCTTTGTGGATGTGGACGCAGACAGCAAGAAGCCACAGACAAGCAAGAAGAAGGACGCTGTTACCAAACTCGTTGAGTCATACGAGAAGCTGACTACGGCACAAAAACGCCGTTTCTTGGCTTCTGTTCAGTAACTCGCAGACATCTTGTCTGCCAGTTTTTTCAAAGCGGTGTGGATGTCTTGTCCCACCGCTGTTTCTTTTCTTGTCAATCTGGAGATTATCACCATGGTCTACAAAAC